GATGCTTGACGTTGTTTGATATTTGTCAACATTTACATAGAATATAGTTTTAATGTGTCTTATATTAAGCACTGTAAGACACACAAACGAGAGGAAAGACATGAGTAGTGATATTGATGATTTAGACATGCTAGACGAGCTAGAAGCGCTAACAAGCGACGATACCGCTCAACAGCCAGTTGAAGAGCAACCAGTCGCTGAGCAGCCGAAAGAAGAACCCGAAGAGTTGAAAGACGGTGAGATTGTCATTGTCAATCCGCTAGAGGGCGAGGGAAACATACGCGACATATTGGCGTTTGACGATCTTGATATTGCGGTTAAAGAGCAAGCGGCGTTGTTTGCTTACTACTCCGAAGCCGCAGCACGAGCGCACAAGCAGTACAGCCGTGCAAAGCAAAATCTGGAACACACCGAAGCGACAGTCGCGCACATTCTTCGCAAAAGTTGGGATGCAAATGAGTTGGGCAAACTGACCGAAAAGGCGCTAGAGGGGCGTGTGCGTTTGAGCAAAGCGTACCAGCGAGCGCAGGACTGTTTGAACGACGCGCAGTACATCCACAAAATGTGCTCCAACATTGTAGAAGCCTTTCACCAACGCGAGCAGATGATTATACAAACCTGCAAGCGCGCGGAATTGGAAATCAAGTCAGTAACGGGTATCAGAGGCGCGAGAAACGAGACCCGCGAAAGTCGTGATGAAAGAATGCGTGAAGCCATGAGAAAGCGCTCGACAGCATAATGAATCACATGTAAATTATGCGTATGTCAACAAAGTATGTAAATGTTGACATACGCCAGAAGTGCAAGCAATCAAACTTACTAAACTGAATAAAAGCGAGAAAAGAAATGGCCGTACCTAAGTGGAAAGCCGCGCTTGAAAAGCGCAAAGCCCTGAAAGACGCAAACGATGTAAAAACGTTTGGTATTCCTGATGGAAAGACAACCCTTCGTATTCTACCTAACCCTAAAGACCCTGATGAATTGTTTTATCACGATTACGGGCTTCACTGGGTAAAAAGCAAGACTGAAAAGAACGCACAAGGCAAAAACAAGATCGTAGGTGTAGCGCTTTGTGTTTCTAAAACGTATGACGAACCGTGTCCTTACTGTGAAGCTGTTTCAGAGGCATTGGGTCACGTTGACGATAACGCTCATTCATTCTCGGATGAAGAAGTTCAGCTAATCGAAGAAGCAAAGTCGCGCCACCGCGTGTTGATTAACGCAGCGGTTCGCTCGTCTAACGGCGACTACGAAGTGAAGCTTGTTGAGCTTGCTAGCACCGCATTCAACGCGCTTATCGATTTAATCGACGAGTGGGGTGAAGACCTTGTATCACCTGAAAGTGGTCAAGATATTGTGTTCCAGCGTTCGGGATCAGGTATTAACACTAAGTACACCTGTATGCCTGCTAAGAGCAAAGGTAGCGATATCGGTAAAGACTGGACTTCACAAGCGATTGACCTTGACGCGTTTGTTAAATCACAAATTCCAAAACAAGATCGCGCTATCGCAGCGTTCAACGGTATTGGAACACTTGCAAACATGTCACTAACGTCTTCACTACCTGCACTGTCAGCGCCTAGCACTTCAAGCGCTTCTAGCGAGTCAAAACCCGCGCCTAAGCCGCAATACAAGACCGATGAAAAAGACAGCGTTCTTGATGCCGACTTAGACCAGCTTGAGGCTGAATTGGACGACGTGCCTGATGTCGACCTAGACGACGATGCGCCTTTCGAAACCGAAAGCAAAGACGTTGTTGATGCCGAAATCGTAAGTGAGTCTTCACCCTCTGACGACGACTTGATGAAAGAGCTAGACGACCTCGACCTGGACGACATCTAAAACCCACAAAAAGACGTGCAACCTGCACGTCTTTTCTCTCTAAAGGCACATCAAAATGAAAGTGATACTGGCTGACGGTAACGCTGTGGGCTACTCGTCTCAACAAACAAGAGCGTTGACCACTAACGCAGGTGAACCAACGCAAGCAATCTTTCACTCGATAAAGAGCGTGTGGGGCTTAAAGTCACGGTACAAAGAGTACACACCTATGTTTCTTTGGGATTCTCATACGCAATGGCGTTACGACATTCTGCCTGAGTACAAGGGCAAGCGTGAAGAATACAAGCAACAGGTAGAAATGCGCGAAGAGTACCGCACACAGCGACCTTACATTCAAGAGGCGCTTAAGTTGATGGGGGTTATTCAAGTACAGCACGAGGGTTATGAAGCCGACGACATCGCAGGGGTTTATGCAAGAAAGATAAACAACATGAACGATTCAGAGGCAGTGCTATACACGGGTGACAAAGACTGGCTGCAACTCGTGGGCGAGAATGTGATATTTCACGAAATCGGCTCAGATAGACGCGTCAGCCTCAAAAACTTTCAACGTGTTACGGGCTTCTCAAATCCAATCGAGTTTTTGCAAGCAAAAGCGCTTCACGGCGATAGTTCAGACAACATCAGCGGAGTAGGTGGCATCGGTGAGAAAACCGCCGATTTACTCATGCAGAAATACGGCAGTGTTAAGCGTCTTCTGCAAGACCACAAGTCTCACGGCAATTTTGAGAAAGGGTATTTTGAAAACAGTTCGCTTAACCGCGCTAGAAACAAAATAAACGCCTTTTGTAACAACGATTCAAGCGGTATCGATTTATACAAGCGCAACTTAAAGCTAATGAATCTACACCGTATTACACCACCCAAGTCAGGCTTCTTTAGACAACGTCAAACACCTGACTTGGAGGGTTTTAAGGACTTCTGCATGCGATGGGAAATGATATCGCTTGTAGAGAAAGCAGAGCGTATTTTTACAGATATGGGGTACTTGAAATGAGTAAAGCAGTTAAAGACTTAGCCAGCTTAGCATCAGGCGTATTCGGTGACACAGTTGCGTCAGAAGAAAGCGTTGAGATTTGGCTAGACACAGGGTTTATGCCACTTAATAAAGCAATTAGCGGTGAGTACGACAAAGGGCTACCGGTAGGGCGTATTATCGAAATGTTCGGTGCTGAGTCGTGCGGTAAAACAGCAATCGCAACAAGTGCGATGGTAAGCGCGCAGAAGATGGGCGGTCTTGCGATGTTTATGGATCACGAACGCTCATTTATGCCGCATTTGGGCGAGCAGGCGGGGCTTAACATTGACCCTAAAGCAGGCAACTTTGTTCACGCTGTGCCTGAGACGTTTGAAAAGTCACTCGATATGGTTATTGAGTATTCACAAGCGGTACGTGATAACAAACTCATTGACGAAAAAGCGCCAATCCTTGTTGTGTTCGACTCACTCGCTGCGATGGTGCCAAAGTCTAAAATGGCTAAGACTAACGAAGAAATGGGCATGCATGACTCACTAGCGCTTGCTAAAGCCTGTTCTACAACATTCCCTGTACTTCAACATTGGGCGCGCAAGTTAAACATGTGCATCCTGATTCTAAATCAAACGCGTACCGATCCGGGCGTGATGTTTGGCGACAACAAGAAAACACCAGGGGGCGACGCCAAGAACTTCTATTACTCCGTTCGCATCGGCCTAAACCGCTCGATGATTAAAAAGGACAAAGAAGTTATTGGGCAAACAATTAAAGCTAAAGTAATTAAGAACAAAGTTTCAAAACCTTTCCAAGAGTGTACGTGGCGATTCTCGTTCAGAGACGACGGTACAGGTTTCTTAGACACGTTACATTCGTCTATCGAGTACCTAATTGAAAACGAAAAGCTGAAAACCACTGGTGCTTATGTCGAGTACGCGGGTAAGAAAGTCTACAAGTCACAACTTGCAGATAAAATCCGCGAAGCCGGTAAAGAGCAAGTTATCTACGACATGATTCACAAAGCCGCCTAGTAAAGCCGCTTAATTGCGCAGGGGCTTGCTTCAAGCCCCTTTTCTATCACTTCACAATAAACGCGACTATCAAACGAGAGAAAGGTTATGAACGCACTTGTCGCTGAACTCAAAGACAACCAACAAGACTTCGAGTGGTACCCAACTACTGACGAAATCATTCAAGCTGTTAAAAACGACC